GTCCTTATTGCACAAAAATTAAACAGGTGCTAGAATTAGCAGACCTACAACATGTTGTTTATAAACTTGGAACTGATTTTACAAGGGAAGAGTTTTATGCAGAGTTTGGTGAGGGGTCTACCTTTCCCCAAGTTATTATTGACGATCAACACCTTGGGGGATGCACTGACACAGTGAGATATCTCCAGGAAAAAAATATTGTATGACAATAAATAGTCAAGAACCCCAGATTAATCGGGGTATTGAATTATTACTACGCAATAGGAGGAGAAAATCTGAAAGACCAAAGACTTTTCAAGTGAAGTTTGGTAAGATGATTTCTCTCTTCCGTAGAGAATTTCACTTCTTTATCGATTTTCACTTTGACATAAAGAAAAAATAAATTCTCTGGAGAAAAAAATGTTAGCAGTAACTCTAACCATAGGAACATTAGTTTCAATTATGTTCTTTTTTGTGGGAGGTGTGGTAGGATGGTTAGCAAAAGAACATTTCTACCAAACTCAACCAGTTTATACACACCCAGAGATGTTTGATTCAAATGGGAATGTAATACCCGACGAAATTTTAGCTGTGAGATTTGAAAACGATTATGACTACAACGAAGACGAAGAAGACGACGACTGAATCTCCAATCGAAACTCTTCCTATTAATCCTTTTGTTTTTGAAGTTTTAGAACTTGCTTCAAAACAAAGAAGTAACGCAAAAAAAGTAGAAGTGTTAAAAACATATGAACACGATTCTTTAAAATCGATTTTTATTTGGAATTTTGACGACAGTGTTATTTCACTTCTTCCGGAAGGACCTGTTCCATATGCAGATGCAAAAGAACAAAATGTTTATTCCGGAAATCTTTCTGATAATCTGGCAAAAGAAGCTGCAGGTGGAGAGTCTGCGACTGGTCAAGATTTGAATGGTAGAGGAAAAACTTCTCTTCGTAGGGAGTTTAAAAACCTCTATCATTATATTAAAGGTGGAAATAATGGACTTTCTGCAATTCGTAGAGAAACTATGTTCATTAATTTGTTGCAGGGTCTTCATCCTAAGGAGGCCGAAATAATAATTTTGGTAAAGGATAAAAAACTTTCCAATAAATATAAAATAACTCTTGATAATGTAAAGGAGGCATATCCCGATATTAAATGGGGAGGTCGTTCGTGACAACTGCTCTAAGTATGGAGAAAAATATGGCAGAGTATGGAAAAGAAGATAAAAATATTCTGTCTAGTAATTATGGATGTGATATTCTACTTCAAGATATTACAATTGACAAAGCAAAAGATTCTTCCTTTCCAAATGATGCATATTTAATTTGGTACAATCATGATGGAAAGGAAAAAATTGATTTGGTAAGAGGATCTAGAGTTCGTATTTTTGATATGTACTATGATAAGTATGGACCTGGAGTTATTCAAAAAATTGATTTTGGATATGGAAGAACAAATCCAAAACTTTGGGGATATAAACAACCAGATAAAAAGAAAAAATGAAAGAAGGTTTTGAAGTAGAAATTGAAATGCCTAAGTCCGATATTGGTAGACTTTTAAAAAAATATAAGAAATTAAAAAAATATCAAAAATCTTCTTTATTTGCAGTGAAGACTATGGATGGAACTGAAAATATTATTAGTAAAATGATTAAGGAAGTGGAGGATAATCCTTTATAAATGGGAAAACATTACTTACTTAATTTGTATGGATGCTCGTTTGTTCTTTTGGACAACGAGCGTTGTCTTATAGACTTACTAGAAAATGCTGCAGTTGCTAGTGGAGCCACTGTAGTTCAGACTATTTCAAAAAAGTTTGAGCCACAAGGAGTTACTGTTATTTGTTTGCTTTCTGAAAGTCATATTAGTATTCATACTTGGCCTGAGGAAGGTAAAGCAGCAGTGGATGTTTATACCTGCGGAGATTGTAATCCTAAGATTGGTTGTGATATGATTATTCATCAACTTTATGCTCAAGATCACACTTTAAGTTATATTGAGCGATAACTAAATACACTATATCTGGAGAAATATATGCTCTCTACTCAATATCGTTTACGACTTGAAGCAATCTGTGAAAGAATTGTAAAAGGTGAATCTGTAGAGCTAAGTGATATGATATGGGTAGAAAAATTAGCAAAATCAAATAGATCTGCCGCAACTATTTTGCGGCAGGCACGTCGTCGTGCTGCTAATCCTAATATGCAAGAAGATAGTTTGGATAGTTTTATGAATGCTTTAGATCTAGGAGATCCAGATCCTTCAAATCATAGAACTAGATTCAATGGTGCAGATGATATTATTGATTTCTTTACTGGAGATAAACCAGATGATTGGAGACAGAGAGATTAATAATTTTTTTATTATTAAAAATGTATAATATATTACAAATTTTTTCGCATAACTAAGTAATAGGTCTATAATGACCTTACGTTCATCTGATATATTCAGACGGAAGTAAGCCGACTCGGAACGGATCGTTCATCCCATTAGGGACGCAAAAGCCGACTGAAGGAACGCTCTTTAGCCTCAGAATTAAGGAGAAAACCTAATGTCTAAAGTTGTATATCGTGGTATTGAGTATGATACTGCGAATCGTCCAAATCAAACATTTAAGATTGAACCGCATGTAGAAATCTACCGTGGTACTATGTTTTACGTTGATGAAAACGGAAACAAACTGTCTATGCAACGAGCAGGAGGACAGAAATGAATACTTACTTCGTTCGTTATCTTAAGAGAAAAGCAAAGAAGGAAAGTCTTCTTAAGGCTGCACAACTAAATATGGCAAAGCAACCACAAGTTGCATAATCTAAAGAGGGGACTTGACTCCCCTCTTTTTTTTAACTATAATATTCTTTGTCAGGGTTGATAAAAATGGATAGAGAAAAGCTTAAGCTTATTGTCAGAAACCTTGAATCTCTGGTAGAATGTCTAAAGTCAGAGATTCATTCTGATATTGATTCATATAAAATGAATTATGAGGAAATAGCTCCTCACCTTGCTGACTACGATGAAATCTTTGAGGATAGTGATTTAGATGACTATGATTGAAAATACCGACTTCGAGTTTATGAAACCAGAAGTAAAACTCATTAGTGTTACTCCAGATGCAGAGAAGCACATGGCTTACTGTGCTAGGGTAAGTAATCCTGCTAACCAAGAGAATGAAAAGTTCTCTGGTCTTCTCAAGTATTGTATTCAACATCAGCACTGGAGCATCTTTGAGCAGGCATCGATGACTGTAGAGATTAATACTACAAGAGGTATCGCAGCTCAAATCCTCCGGCATAGATCCTTCACATATCAAGAATTTTCACAACGATATGCTGACAGCACTCTTCTTAGTAAGACTATTCCTCTGCCAGAACTTCGTCGTCAGGATGATAAGAATCGTCAGAACAGTATCGATGACATTCCAGATTATCTGAAACTGACCCTGACAGAAGATATTCGTGTTCATTTTGAGCAGTCTATGCGTCTCTACAATCGTCTTCTAGAGAAAGGTGTGGCAAAGGAATGTGCAAGGTTTGTACTGCCCCTCGCAACTCCCACAAGACTCTATATGACTGGCTCTGTAAGGTCATGGATACATTACATTGATCTTCGTTCTGCACATGGGACGCAGAAGGAACACATGGAGATTGCAGAACTTGTTCGTTGTATCTTTACCTGCCAGTTCCCTGCTGTGTCTGAAGCACTTGGTTGGACTCGTGAAGGATGCTCGGAGTGTACTGATGCTCCTTCCATTACTATTGAATAAATATCCCTATAGGTTTTAATTATCATATGGCAGTATACCCTATTATCAACAGAGAAACTGGTGAACAAAAAGAAATTACAATGAGTGTTCACGATTGGGATCAGTGGAGAAAAGACAATCCGGACTGGGAACGAGATTATTCTGATCCATCTACATTCCCAAATTTCGGGGAAGTGGGTGAGGTCTATGATAAACTCAAAAAGTCTCATCCAGGATGGAATGATGTTTTGAGAAAAGCATCAAAAGCTCCAGGATCTAATGTAAAACCAATCTAAACCTATGGCAAGAAAAAGAAGAAGTAATGATCAACCTATTGGTGTTGGTCTAACTGCAAAACAAATGAAGCGTAAAAAGCCGATTAACGCAGAATTGTTAATTGATATTGATCCACTAACAGATAATCAGAAAAAATTATTTGATGCATATTCAAAAGGACAACATTTGGTTGCTTATGGTTGTGCAGGAACTGGTAAAACCTTTATCACTCTATACAATGCTTTATGTGATGTTCTAGATGAAAGAACTCCTTACGAAAAAATTTATATCGTTAGGTCTCTTGTCTCTACTCGTGAAATTGGATTTCTTCCTGGAGATCATGAGGATAAATCTGCACTTTACCAAATTCCTTACAAGAACATGGTAAAGTACATGTTTCAGATGCCATCAGATGCTGATTTTGAAATGCTCTATGGTGCTTTGAAAGCACAAGAAACTATTAAGTTTTGGTCAACTTCCTTCCTCCGTGGAACAACTCTTGACAAGGCAATTATCATTGT